GACTAAGCGTTGCAATCAGTGGGTTAGCAGTCAGAATAGTTGGTTGCCTGCAGGTGTTTGGGAAAGCCTTCAGGCTGAGGTTGTTGTCGATGATTTTGCTGATGTTGTTTTGGGTGTGGATGGTTCGTTCAATGGTGACACTACTGCGATTGTTGCTGTAACTGTCCCTAAGTCTGCTACAGAGAAACCTCATGTTTGGTTGGTGAGGGCTTGGGAGAAGCAGGCTAGTGATGCGGATGATTGGAGGGTTGACACTCTTGAGGTTGAGCAGACTATTGTCGAGTTTGCTCAGAAACATCCGAATACTAAGGAGATTGCCTTTGACCCTTTTCGCTGGCAGAGGACTATGCAGGCTCTAATGGATTTGGGTTTGCCTGTTGTCGAGTATCCTTCTACTTCTGCTCGGAGGATGGTGTCTGGTTGTGCGAAGGTTTATGACTCGGTGACTGAAGCCACTTTGACTCATGATGGTGATGCGTTGCTTGCTCGCCATATTGATAACTGTAAGTTGAAGATAGATAATCTAGGGCCTCGTATTGTGAAGGAGTCTCGTGCGAGTTCAAGAAGGATTGACGCTGCAGTTGCGTTTGTTATCGCTTATGACAGAGCAACAAGTAAACTAGAGACGATGGCTTTGCCAGAGTTTTTCTTCTAGTAAGGATGCGTTTGTTTTCTACGATTTTGCAGGCTGTTGGTGTTGCGGTTATTGCGTTTGGTGCAGGTCTGATTTTTGTTCCTGCAGGTGTGTTGTTGGCTGGTGTTGGTGTGTTGTTGTTTGGGCTTGCTTTGGATAAGGGCGGTAAGTGATGCTTCGTAATCTTGGCGGTGGCGAGAGTCGTGCGATAAGTTTTCAAAGCTTATGGGGTGCAGGTGATCTAACTTCGTATGAAACTCAATCTTCAGCGTTTGTTGACTATCAAACTTCTTTGAGTGTGAACGCTGTTTGGGCTTGTGTGTCTTTGATTAGCGATACTGTTTCTGCGTTGCCTGTTGATACTTACATTAGGCGTGATGGTATTGCTTACCCTTATCGGCCTAAGCCTGCTTGGGTTTCTAAGCCTGACATTGCGATTCCTAGTGTTGCGTTTTGGCAGCAGACAATGATTAGCCTTCTTGTTGACGGTAATGCGTTTGTTCGTTTGTATCGTGATAGTTCTGGCTTGATTGTGAACATGGTTGTTTTGAACCCTTTGAGTGTTCAGGTTAGCCGTAATGCTTTAGGGCAACGTTTCTATACGTCAACTGTTGAGGCTAACAAGACTTTGACTAATGATGATGTTCTACATATTTCGGGTTCAATTCTTATGCCAGGTGAGTTTAGGGGTAAGTCTCCGATTGACACGCTAAAAGAAAACATAGGTTTAGCGATTTCGTTGGAGGGTTTTGCAGCTCGTTTCTTTGGGCAGGGTACAACTCAGAATGGTGTTATCGAATATCCTGGTGCGTTGACGGCTGAACAGGCAGAGAACTTGTCTAAGAGTTTTGATAGACAACATAAGGGTTTCCGTAAGGCTCATAAGACAGGTATTTTGTCTGGTGGTGCAACGTTTAAGCCGACTATGGTTGCTAACGATCAGGCTCAGATGCTTGATTCTCGTAGGCTTGCTGTTGAAGATATTGCTAGAGCGTATCGTGTTCCGACTGACATGATTGGTTTGAATAATGGTGGGCAGAGTTATAACTCAATTGAGCAGAAGCAGATAGCGTTTCTTTCTCACACGATTCGGCCTTGGGTATCGAAACTTGAGGATGCTTTCTCAACACTTTTGCCTGACACAGCTTATTTGGCGTTTAGCACTGATGATCTACTGCGAGGCGATTATGCGACTCGTATTGAGGGTTATTCTAAACTTTTGCAGAATGGTGTTTTGTCTACTAATGAGGTTAGACGTAAAGAGAACATGAAGCCGATTGAGGGTGGCGATGTTATTCGTGTTCCTTTGGCTAACGTAAACATTTCGGCTGCTTCGTTGACTGAGGATGAAACTAAGGTTGCGATGGCACAAAAACTTATTGGGTTGGGTTTTGTTCCTGAGGATGTTTTGAAGAGTCTTGGTTTGTCTCCGATTGCTCATACAGGTTTGCCGACTGTTCAGCTACAAAATCCGACTACTATTCCTGCAGGTAGTTATGAGACTGGTGAATAATGCCTTATTTTATTGAGAAGGTTGATTCTGGTTGGAACACTGTCAAGGATGATGGTGTTGTTTTGGGTAAGCATAAGACTAAGGCTGAGGCGATTGCTCAGATGGTTGCGGTTAGTTTGAGTGAGGGTATTCCTGTTGGTGGTGAGCGTGCGGTTGGTGCTGGTTCGTATAGTCCTCCTTCGGGTGTTGCTGTTGCTGCTAAACGTGCTTTGCAGTGGATTGCTGATGGCTTTGCAGGTTCTGGGTTTACTGCTGTTGGTAGGGCTAGGGCTGTTCAGTTAGCTTCTGGTGCAGACATTTCTGCCGATACTGTAAATCGTATGATTAGTTATTTTGCTCGCCATGAAGTTGATAAGCAGGCAACAGGTTTCAATTCGGGTGAGGACGGTTATCCTTCTGCAGGTCGTGTCGCTTGGGATGCTTGGGGTGGCGATGCTGGGCAGGCTTGGGTGAATGGGTTGTCTGATTCGGCTTCGACTCGTAGCCTAGGGCAGATTGTTATTTCAGATTTTGATGACACACTGTATGTTTCTGGTGGGCTAAATCAGAAGGTTTATGACTTTATTGAGCATGATGAAGGCAGCCTTTATGTTGTTACTGGTAGGCATGAGAGAGATCGTGATGCGACTGTCGCATTGTTGAACAGGCTTGGTGTTAGTTACAGCAAGTTGATTATGCAACCTAATGACATGCAAGATTCTGCAATGTATAAAGGTGACACTGCTAAGGCGTTGATTGCTTCTGGTGAAGAGATTAGTTTTGTTGTTGAAAATAATGCTGAGGCACGTCAGGCCTATAAGGATGCTGGTGTTGAGAATGTTTATGACCCTGCAAGTTTGCCAGGTGAAAGTGATGTTACACAAATGGAAGATAGACAGTTGGAAGGTTACAAAATGACTGAATTACAGGATAAGGTTTACAGCCTAAAGAGTGATGCTTTAGAGACTATTGCGAAGCTCGCTGAGACTGTCTATGACTTATGTGAGATTGTTGATTCGATGGGTGAACCTGTCGCTGTTTTGCCTGAGGTTGTTTCTCCCGATATGTCTATGCCAGATGTGCAGGTTGATGCTTTGCGGTTTGTTGATCCGTTGAAGGTTGTTGAGTTGCATGAGCGTGGTGAGCGTGTGTCTAAGGGCATTGAGCGTAGAGAGTTGTTGCATGATTTAGAAATTCGTGCTGTTGGCGATGGCATGACTTTGCGAGGTTATGCAGCTGTATTCAATTCACCTAGTCAACCGTTGCCGTTCATTGAGACTATTGAGCGTGGTGCTTTTGCTGATTCGTTGAAGTCTCGTAATGATGTGAAGTTGCTTTGGAACCATGATACGAGTGTTGTTTTAGGTTCGACTCGTGCAGGGACTTTGAGACTTACTGAAGATGAGCGTGGCTTGCTTGTGGAAGCGGATCTGCCTTCGACTCAGGCAGGTAAAGATGCTGCGATAAGTATTCAAAGAGGGGACGTGACTGCGTTTAGTTTTGGTTTCCGTATTCCTGCTGGTGGCGATGAGTGGGCTAGTGCTTCTGAGCGTGTGTTGAAGCGCGTGAACTTGCATGAGGTTAGCGTTGGTGTTGCTTTCCCTGCCTACACTGGCACTGATGGAAGTGCTACCGTTAGAGCTATGAATGAATTATCGGAAAAGATTTTACAGTTAGCTGAGTTGCGTGGTGTGAGTGCTGAAGAGTTAACTGATGCTTTGTTGGCTTTAGAGGCTGGCGATGAACTTACTGAACGTCAGGGAGATTTGTTGACTGACACTTTAGGTAAGGTTTTGAAGAAAGACCCAGCTGTAACTAATCCTCAAGCGTTGCTAGATCTAAAGAAGAAGCAACTCGATTTGTTGATGTCAAGGGTATAATAAACTTACCCTACTCCTCTCGTAGGTTAAAAAAGAAAACTAATTCTTTCCCCTCGACTTTTGTTTGTCCTTCAGTCGTGGGGTTTTCTTTTAGCGTGTATCTGCATACTGTATAGACTTATTTTGTCAGCGTGTTTATCCCTGACAAGTTGAGCGTGTATCGCCACTAACAAAATCCCTTAATACATTTATGTTCTTGAAAGGAACAAACCATGAGCGAATTTATCGCAAAACAGGTTGATGCTAAGGCTAAAGCATGGCACGAAGCTAAGGAACTGATTGATTCAGTTGAAGCTCGTGGCGGTGTTTGGTCTGGTGAAGATGAGGCTAAGTATGCTTCTCTAACTGCTGACATCAACAAGAGAAATGAACTAATCGAACTAGAGCAGCGTGACGCTAAGACTAGCGAAGCAATGCAGGCAGCTGCAGCGAACTTTGCTGGTGCTTCTGTTTCAGATAACGAGTCAGACATCCTACGCAAAATTGCTTTGGGTGAACTTCGTGGCTACGAGTTTGCAATGGAAAAGCGTATCACTGGTAGCTCGACTGGTGCACCTGTACCAACATCTTTCTACAACGAGATTATTAAGGTTGCTCGTCTAGTAAACCCATTGCTTGACTATGCAACAGTTATCAACACTGCTTCAGGTGAGAACCTTCAGGTTCCTAACCAATCAACATTCTCAAGTGCAACTATCGTTGGTCAGGGTGTGTCAATCGGAACTTCTGAGCCGACATTCAACGCTTTCACAACTCTAGGTGCATACAAGTTCTCAGCACTAGCACAGCTATCTCGTGAACTTATCCTTGATGCTGGTGTAGATATCATTGGTTTCCTTGCAGATCAGTTCGGTAACGCTTTCGGAAACGCTCTTGGCGACAAGTTTGTTAACGGAACTGGAACTGTTGAGCCTGCAGGTTTGCTAGGA